TATGAAGCATTGCAATGTACAATTTCATGTGATGAAAAATTAGGTGCATATCTTGAAATCTATAATTGGATGAAAAACAATATTGCAAATAAAAAATATACAACATATGATATTACGATTGAGATATTGAATAGTCATTTTAATAGTATTAAAACTGCAACTTTTAAAAATGCATTTCCGACATCATTGAGTTCAATGGAATTTGATGTTACAAGTGGTGATACGTCATTCGCAACATTTACTGCATCTTTTCAATATGATGAATATTATTTTGATAATATATAAAATATGGCAATTGATGTTGAAGAATTATTATGCGAATGGGAAAAAGACTCAAAGATCAATGACTCTGCTCTTGATCAAACAACACTAAGAACAGCGGTTCTGCATTCAAAATATCTTGAGCTTTATACTGTTGCAAAGCTTAAGATGAAAAAGAAAGATCTTGATTTGGCCGTTCTTAAAAAAGATAAGTGGCTTTATTATAATGGTAAAATGACAAAAGATGAAATGGATAGTCGAGGTTGGAAATATGATCCATTCGATGGCATGGCTAAACCATTAAAGAGTGATATGGAAATTTACTATAGCACTGACTCTGATATTGTTGAAATGAAAATGCAGTTTGAATATATTTCAACATATGTTGATACATGCAAAGAAATACTTGATACACTACGTTGGCGTCATCAAACAATTCGTAATATAATCGACTTTAAAAAATTCCAAGCTGGTGTATAACATTTCAAAAGCAAACGAGGCATATATTCGAGTTCAAAGTGACGATAGTGGTGCACTTATGGAACTTTCAGAATTTTTTACCTTTTATGCTGAAGGTTATAAATTCATGCCCGCTTTTAGAAACAAAACTTGGGATGGCAAAATAAGATTATACAATTTAAGAAATTACACTTTACCTTTTGGTTTGCTTGGTGAGTGTATTAAATTTGCAAAGGATCGAGGCTATGGTTATAAATTACATGAGGATTTAAGCAGCGATAGACCAAGTGTCAACGAAGTTGAAGAATATATTTCAGGTTTGAATATTTCTGCAAGAGGAAAAACAATCAATCCTTATGATTATCAAATACAAGCAGTCACAACAGCATGTGTAGCTGGTCGTTGTCTTGTATTAAGTCCAACTGGCAGTGGTAAAAGTCTAATCATCTATTTGATGATGCGTTGGTTTTTAGAGCATAATGACGAAAAAGTTTTGATCGTTGTACCAACTACATCTCTTGTTGAACAGCTTTATCTTGATTTTCAGGATTATAGTTCAAATGATAATAGCTTTGATGCAAAATCAATGGCTCATATTGTTTATAGTGGTAAAGAAAAAGATGTACCAGAAGCAAGAATAACCATTACAACATGGCAAAGTGCAATCACTTGCTCTCAAAGTTGGTTTGAAAAATATGGCATGATTGTTGGTGATGAAGCACATCTATTCAAAGCCAAAAGTTTGAATAAGATTATGGATATGTGTTATAAAGCACATATGCGTATTGGCACAACTGGTACACTTGATGCAAGCAATGTTAATAAGCAAGTTTTGATTGGAAATTTTGGACCTGTTTTTAAAGTCACATCAACAAAAGAATTAATCAAATCAAAAACGCTTAGTGATCTTAAAATACAATGCATTATACTTGAGCATGATGATGCACTTAAAAAAGCAGTCGCAAAGATGGATTATGCATCAGAGATACAAACAATCATTGAGCATCCTGGAAGAAATAAATTTATCATTAATCTTGCTCTTAAACAAAAAGGCAATAGTCTGATTATTTTTAACTTTGTTGAAAAACATGGCAAACCATTATTTAAGGCACTTAAAGAAGCAGCACCGCATCGAGAAATATATTATGTCAGCGGAGAAACTGATGTGCAAATACGAGAAAAAATAAGAAGCGATGTTGAGGGTCAAGATGGTGCAATTATTGTTGCAAGCAGTGCCACATTTAGTACTGGCATTAATATAAGAAATTTGCACAATATTATTTTTGCAGCACCAACAAAAAGCCAAATAAAAGTTCTGCAAAGTATAGGTCGTGGCCTGAGATTATCTGATAATGGTCAAGGCACCGTCGTGTACGACATTTGTGATGACTTTTCTTGGAAGAAAAAGAAAAATTATACATTAAGGCATGGCGCAGAAAGAGTTGACATTTATAATAAAGAAGGTTTTAATATTAAAATCTTTAAGATCCAAATGTCATTATAATTAATATAATATATATTATATAACCTAGATAGTTTCCAGTTATCGGCTTCATTTCATTCAGCCGAGGGTGCATGGCACCCATTATACATATATTTTAAAATTTGTAAACAAAAAAATTCAAATATTTTTAAAAAATATATGTACAAACTATTCATATTATGATATATTATATTTAATGAACGAACCAATTCAAAATAAAAAAACAAGACGTCGCAAAAATACTGGCGAAGATTATATCAATAATAAAGAATTTAGTATCGCTCTTGCTGAACATGTAAAGATTGTTCGTAATTGTCGGGCTGAAGGCAGTGAAGAACCACAGATCAATGATTATATTGCTAAAGGTCTTTTGCAAATTGCACAAGGCTTAGCACGTAGCCCTAACTTTATGAGTTATAGCTATAGAGATGATATGATTATGGATGCAGTTGAAAATTGTTTGAATGTTGTTAATAATTTTAATATTGATGCACCAACAAGAACAGGTGTACCAAATGCTTTTGGCTATTTTACTCAAATTTGTTATTTTGCATTTTTGCGTCGTATACAAAAGGAAAAGAAACAAGCAGAAATTAAACAAAAACTTATTGAAGGCTCTAATCTTGATTGCTTTGCTGATTTTGGTGATGATAATACCCAAATCGGTGATAGTATGATTGAACGAATGAGGCAACGAATTGATCATCACTTTTATGATGAAGAGTTGTGCAACATGAAAGGTGAAGAGCCTTTGCCGAAAAAACGCAGAGGTCGTCCAGCTAAAAAACTACCAGAGTTTGGTCCGCTTGATGAATTTCTAAATTCTTTTAAATATGAAAATTGCGATAATAACTGATACCCATAGTGGCATTAAAAACGGCAGTGATATTTTTATCAACAACGAAAGACAGTTTTATGAGAAAGTCTTTTTTCCTCGTTGTTTAAAAGAAGGCATCACAAAGATACTTCATCTTGGCGATTATTTTGATCATCGCAAATATGTTAATATTAAAAGTCTTTCAAGCAATCGAGAAATGTTTCTTGAAAAGATTAAAGAATATAACATGACTCTTGATCTTATTCCAGGAAATCATGACACCTATTTTAAAAGCACAAATGATATTTGCAGCGTTAATGAAATTGTAAAAAACTATAGCGATAGAATTACTTTGCACATGACACCAGAAGTTGTTGACTTTTATGGTTTGCGCATTGCTTTATTGCCTTGGATCAATGCCGAAAATTATGCAACATCAATTGATTTTATTAAAAATGCCGATGCTCCAATTTTAGGTGGACATTTGGAGCTTTCAGGGTTTGAAATGATGAAAGGCATGCCACCAAGTTCTCATGGCATGAACGCAGATTTATTATCTCGTTTTGAACTTGTAATGAGTGGTCATTATCATACAAAAAGTCAAAGAAACAATATTGCATATCTTGGCACACCGTATGAATTGACATGGGCAGATTGCAATGATCCAAAATATTTTCACATACTTGATTGCTCAACTCGTGAATTGATTCCAGTGAGAAATCCAATTACTCTTTTTAATCGATTGAGTTATGATGATAGTCGAAGTGGCGATGATATTGCACATGAATTAAGCAAACACAATTTTAAAAAGCTCGAATCAACATTTGTTAAAGTTGTTGTACGACATAAGAAAAATCCATTTTTGTTTGACAAGTTTATTGATGCGATCAATGATAACAATCCATTTGAATTAAAAATCGTCGAGAGCTTTGATGAATATAGCGCAAATAATGTTGACGTTGATGACGAGAGCATTGCAACTGATACTGTCACACTATTAAATAACTATGTAGATATGGTTGAGACTGAATTAGATCGCGATCGTATTAAAACGAGATTACAAGAACTTTACGCAGAAGCACAACAACTTGATTCACTATGATTATTTTTAAGAAAATTCGTTATCAAAACTTTTTGAGTGTTGGTTCTCAGCCAATTGAGATTGATCTTGATTCGCATCGAACAACAGTCATATCTGGTCATAATGGCAGTGGCAAGTCATTGC